GAATTAATTTAATGTTCATTAGTCAGTAAAAGCCTCGCTCATTGCGAGGTAATTGGACGTGGACGGAATCGAACCGTCCTTGCGTGTTGTCTCTACGATGCGTCCATCTACGAGACGTGTTGCATTAACCATGCGTCCTTAAGTCCTTGATATACCTGGAATATTGATAGTCACACCAATACGTAAGTGGCGTGCGTCCATGCGTGATGAGTGTGCTAAGCGTCCATATAAGGAAAAATCATAAAGTTTTAAAGTTAGCCATTGTAGTAATGGCAATTGATGTGGAGGGAATCGAACCCTCCATATAACCATTCATCGTGGTATGTGATGCCTAAGTGGACAAGTTAGTTATTAACTAATTCATCTACTATTTCTTGTGCGTCCCTCTTGTTCTGACAGTAGAGTTCAACGATCACCCAAACACAATGGTTTTTAAATGTCATCGTGTCGTGTACTGATTGACTGGCTACCATGTCAGACATCCAACGATCACCAAAGATCTCTTCTAGTTCTTGTTCTATTTCTTCTTCGTACTCGTTAAAGAATTTACGAGTTTCATAGAAGTAAATAAAACCAGCAACACCACCGCCGCAGCCATGGTGGGCTACTTCCCTGATCTCTTCGATGTCGTCAAATCTTTCATCGAGTGCCACAGTTAATCTTGATTCTTGCATGATGGGAAATAAGACTTCTCTCATTGAGAAGTAATTGATGTGGTCGGAGTTGAACCGACCTTAAACCCTTACATCAGTTAGTAATTGATATACCTATCGGTATATGGTGAGAATCCACATTCTCTATAGGTCAAACGTCCTGTTTGTACGTTGTATCTATTCTCATAGACTGACTCGTTAACTAGTGACTGAACCCATAAGCCAAGGCTTATAACATCGTTGAGCATAAGATTAAGAATCTTAGTCCTTGCAACGTTTTTGTATAGGTAAGTACGACCATTAGAAAAACTGTATTGAACAGTCTTGTTGAATGGGTTAACCTTTACGCCCTTGTAAGCAGCGCAATCACTAGTTCTAGGAGCAATTTCAAACATAATTAATAAAAACAATTGAACATTTATCCATTTATGGATAAGTGGCAGACGTGGACTTGAACCACGTTGCAAGCCTTACTTGCTGCCTTGCTTCCCGTCTCGGTTTAGAGGTGTAGTCTGCGCCACTTCGTGGACTTAGTTCCTGTCTCCGCTCCCAGCTTCTAACTGAGCTTTCACCCCGAGATTATGTCTTGAGAGAGTTTGTAGTTTAGTTTATTTATCTCTCTCACCCTAAAAGGGAGAGATATATAAACAAACGTAAAACAAACTGCTCTACCCTTCCATTATAGCGGCTTCTGTCCCTTAGTGGAGCAATCAAAACCAATAAATTTTCTCGAATCGGGCAAACTCCAGGTATAGTCTGGGATCTCAGCGAATGTGAAGAAATTGTTAAGAATATCCACTATTGCTCTAAGTCATGGTATGTCAGTCAGTCTCAGGTTTGTATCAAAGTATTAAGCAACAGGTCGCATAAGACTAGCGAGACAGTATAATCCGCGCGCCTACGGCTGCGTGCGTTGATTGAACACCCGCGCACCCGCGTTAATTGATCACACATACGCACAGGGAGCGAGCGAAGCGAGCGGGAAGCCTTGGTATGACTGGCTTCTCGCTGGATTACATATCTAGCGCGCGTGTTATGCACCCCCCTAGGGGGTATTTCGCGTCCGTACTATATCGATAATAGGCTTCAGAAATTTATGCCAAAATCTATCGCAAATTGCTTAAGACCCTCATCTGTAAGTGGATGACGGAACATCTTATCAAAGACACTACATGGCAATGTACATATATCTGCTCCTACCTTCCAGGCATTAACTGCTGACTTAGGTGAGCGTATAGATGCAGCTATTATCTTAGTATCTATCTTCTCTCTCCAGTATAAATTAGCAATATCTCTAACTAACTCATTACCATCCTCTCCAATCTGATCCAATCTCCCCACAAAAGGAGAAACATAAGTAGCACCAGCTAAGGCACAGAGTATTGCTTGGCTGACACTGAATACTAAAGTCATATTAGTCTTATGACCTAGTATTGATAGCTTTTTACAGGCTTTAATACCTTCAGGAGTACAAGGTAGCTTAATAGTAGCTACTTCTCCATACTTTCGACCATACAAGATGCCATTAGCTGCTAACTCTTGTGCAGTCTCTCCTCTGACCTCAATGCTAATGTCTTTGACACGCATGTCATACAGTTCTTTATAGACCACATCTGGGTCTTCATTACTCTTCTTTATAAGAGTGGGGTTGGTTGTTACACCTTCTATTATTCCAAGGGGTAGACGATCTTGTATATCTGTTGTGATAGCAGAATCAAGGAATATCTTCATTTAAAAAGTCCTATTCGGGTGAGTATATATAGGGTTAAAACAGTCCAGAATACGATCTCTAGACCTACATTATTCATCTCTCATGTCTCCAATTGACATCTCCCAACCATCTTTAGTCTTTTTCATCTTGACTTCAGGCTTGGTAGTGGCATGCTCGTACTTCGCTTTAAATTCACGTACAGCTACATCGACAGCATGAGCTGATTTAATTTCTATGTATCTTTGTTCTATACCAATCAAGTAACCAAGTATTAGCCAGTTGAGTGGTTTCCAAGGAGTTTTCAGACTCTTGTATAGCTTTTTAAAAACAGTTAGTTTAAGCTTTGGCATATATATTGTTATTACTGTTAGAGGTAGGTGGGAGTATGTGTTTTATTAATATCATTCACGGATATTAGTTAAAGGAGACCCGAAGGTCCCCTTACAAGGGTCCACCCTTCCCCTGTATACGTAGGGGTTAAGGTTAAAACCAGGTGGGGACTGACTTTCCACCAGCTTTACCTCTAGCTTGTTGTCTTTGGTTGACATCCATTCCCATAACTAGATGATTAGCACTTGACTGTGGGTCTTCTAGGAATTGTTCCAGTATGTCATCCCACTCTTCTCTTTTCTTTAGATTGATCTGTTCTTGTGCAGAGATGCTTAGTGCATCTATGAAGTATTTAACGCCTTGAGCTAGACAGTCTAATCTGTCGTCATGCTTAACAGCGTACTTCTCTCTACACATTCGACTCATCTGGTAAAAGAGCATATAGAGGAGCCTACTCTCAGGTGCACTGTCTTGGTTAGAGGCATAATCCCAATCAATAACGCCACGATCGACAACGAGGCGATGTTGATTAAGAACAGGTTCCAGACTGTCAATGATCCTATCTTCTTTCCTAACATTGGCACGGACCTCATCAATAAGGATTCTTTGTTTTGTTTGTTGAAGATGTTTTTTAAATAATTCACTTACTATTCCGTCTCCGAAGTTTGTCTCTACTACTAAGGTTGTAGCGTTGTATTTCTTGCAACCCCTTAAAATATTGAGCAAGGTCGCATCTGAATACCCATCCCTGTAAGCTCGCATCTCATGTAGGTATAGAAAGCCGTTCTTCTGGGAGAGATAACAGGCTGCTGTTTCATCTGATCCTCGTCCACTGGGGTCGACTGAGCAGATGGTTTCCGAATACGGAGTCCACTCTCCCTGTAATTGCATAGGTGAGTAGAAGTAATCTCCAGGTAGTCCAACTGTTGGCAGATCTTTGATGACATTTTTGGGATCTGAGCACCATATGACATTATCGGGTGCTTCAGTAGGATTAACACTGGTAACAATAAGGTCAGACATCTTAAGAGGAAACTTCTCAGCATCACTGAGAGTTGTATCAAGCATGAACTGAAGCATAAAGTTACTTCGTCCCATAGATGCTTCTCTTTCAAGTAAATCTTCATTATCAAACCTGTCAGGGTCTGTTGCATCGCCAGATTCTGCTCCATTGTCTATATCTTCTTGTAATTGTGGTGCTATTAATCCTTCGTAGTTTGTAAGGTCTTTGGGGTATCTACTCGGCCAGACAAATGGTCTATAATTCCGCTCTGCCAACTTACGATAAACAGTAAAAGTAGTCTGAGGAGTCCCGAGATACATAATACGGCTATCGTCTTTCGGTGTAAGGATTGACTCGGCTTCTGTACAGAGTTGAAGAAGTTTTTCACGCATCAGCTCCGTCATACTGTTTCCAGGGACTTCGATATCGTCCAGAATCATTAAGTCTGCACGACTTCCCGTCATCTGTCCTGTAATACCGACTGACTTTACTGAAGGTGCTTGGTGAGGTGAACATAAAACATCAAAGGATATACGTGACCATCTAGCATCATCAGACTTAGGTCTTAGATGCTTTAGCCATGGTGTTTCGATAATTAGCTTCTGTAGAAAGATGCTCATGTTGTCTGCTCTCTCTTTAGAGGCAGAAATTATCATTATTTTTTTCTCAGGATCTTTAAAAAGGGTCCATAACACAAAAGCACCAGTAATCCAAGATTTACCAACACCTCGAAAGGCTTGGATCTGGAGTCTCTTGGGTCCGTCTTGTAGGTAGTCTGCGATTGCATATTGTGCTCTTGTTGGAGAAGGTAAGTCAAGCTGGTCCCACAATGCCTGTAGGAACAGCTTAAAATCGCCCTGAAGGGCTGTTAAGGTATCATTCATACGAATGTGTATAGATTAGTTAAATCGCGTTCAGAGAGCCTTGTAGCCTTCCATTTGTTTTTCTAAAGTTTTTAGTTTTTATTTGTTTAGTTTTAAAAAATTGCGTTAAAGCTCCACCAGATAAAGCATCAGCTGCCTGATATGCATCAAATACCAACATTCCAGCTACTATTGCTGGTGCTGCTGGTCCTGTCGCTAAAGCCACTCCTTTTTTTAATACCTGTTTGCTAACTATTTTTAAAGCTGTTCTGACAATTGTTTTACTGACAATTGGATTTAGTTTAGAACTAATTACTTTACTAGCTAGTTTTAAACCTCTTGCAGCCACTTCACCACTTGTTTGCTGAATAACTAAATCCTTGCCAAGTGTTCCAGCTGCTGCACCATAATTACCAGCCAAGACTTCTTGTCTAGCTTGTTCAGCTGCTTGAACAGTAGGAGTTAAAGTTGCTGCTGCAATTAAACCAGTGCCAATTTTTAAACCTTTACTATTTTTTCCGTTTATCTTAAGTCCGTTTTTACTACCGTTTTCAACTCCATTTTCAACTCCATTTTCAACTCCATTTTCAACAGTTTCTTTTACTTTTTTATAATAGTATTCTGCAAATTTCTTAGGATCATCTGGACCATTTACGACTATATCAACCTGTTCTTTAGGTAACCAGGGACCATGCAAACCAAAATAATTTTTCCTATCAGTTATACCTAATATGTTTTTTTTAAATTTAGGTAAAGTTCTTTTTCCGTCAGAACGGTTTTCTAATGCATTTTGGATACGTAAATTTCTACTAGCATTCACAGAATCAACGTTTGCTGAACTGTGCATATGATCAACATCCGTAAGAGATGTACTACCTTTGTACATGTCATTAACAGCTTGTCTTTCATTTTTATAGGCAGCTTTTCCTTTTTCTACACCTAAAGCTGCAATAGCATCCTCTTCTGTTGGTGTTTGATCTTTAAGTTTTTTACTTCTTAAAAGATTACCAGCAAGTTTAGTAGCTAAATTGTTATACCCGTACTTTCCTTTTTTATTATCTAAATATCTAATATTTCCTTGTTCATCTTTAAAATAAGCAATACTATTCTTTATTTTTTTTTCAGAAGGAGACAGTTTTGAGTAATCTTGTTTGTATTGATTATGTATTTTTAGATCATTTTCTTTTGTAGTTTTAGGATATAAGGACTTCTGCTTGCCAGACCCTCTTTTATTTGTAGACATAAAAAAAGCACCCTTTCGGGTGCGGATATATTTCTTAGGTGGATAAGTTATGCAGCGATGTGGTCGCTTATAAGTTGTTCTCGCTCAGGTTGACTTCCAAATGTCTCTCGACTCCATCTGAGCCAATTATTACTACCTTTCCCTTGGTTACATTTCTGACAGGCGGGGACAATATTTGTCGTAAGATCTTCCCCACCTCTACAACGAGGCGTGACGTGATCGAGTGTAAGTTCATGTTCTTCATAAGATTCTCCGCAATAAACACATGTACAATTGAAGTGCTGTTTAATAGCTCTTCTCCAGAGCTTTTTAGCGTCAGGACTTGTCATGGTTATTAAGTTGTATAAGTAATGTTGAGGGCTAGGTAGTAAAGGGGTCATTTACGTATCTTGAGTCTGCTTTTTCGGTTAACTGATGGGCTTTGGAGTCTTCCTTTGGTCGTACTCCCCTTATAGTGAGCAGCGTCTTTCCCATCTCTATTTCCATAGGTTCCAAGCTTCCGATTAAGTTTGTTTGCATTGACACGTATTTTTAATCCTTTGTTTGTTTTGTTGTACGCTTTTTGTTGAGCTTTGTAGTTACCGTTTGCGTACTTAGCTCCTTTGTTTGGCATAAAGTCTTCTCTTTACTAACTCTGGATCTATTTCTGGTAGTACATTCGCCAGTTTGTCTAATGGGTTGCCATCATATGCAACACCACTGATATCGTTGGACTTCAGCCAATCACAGGCTGCTTTTAAGTCTTGAGTAGTAGCTTCTCCGCTTTTAACTCTTTTTAAAAATTCATCTGTGACTAACTGGTGGAGTTCATTAAATTGCTCTTCAGTTGCCTTTTTCATGCTTTTTTAATTTTTAATTTGTCTGATTTTTTCTTGACTAAATCGACACGAAATCTATAGCCATTC